ATTGTTGATTCTGTTAATAATACGTATAAACTTGTTACAAAAGATGTAAATATTTTAAGAATCGGTGATAAAGTATCAACTCACGAAACTCTTGCTTCTGGATCTCAATGGGGAGATAAAATTACATCAAGTTTTGATCCGATATCGAACAAAGAATATATTGTTACTGATGTGTTTGATGAAAATACTTGTTTAATTACAGGAACAGGAATTTCTGATCCAAGAAAAGTTACTAAAATTACTCGTCGAATTTCAAAAATAGATTCAGATCTACATCCAAACTTAAATAAATTTACAGCAAATATACAAAACATATATCTTAAACCTGATATAGGAACTGTGAATGGTGTTCCATACTATGGCCCTTTTCATGAACATGAAGGTAAAAAAATGGTCGGAGCTCAGCATGTTCCATTTCCTCATGATTTTATAATACCAAATCCTGATTCAAATAAAATTTTAGTTGCTTCTTCATCTCTACCATTCACAGGAGTATCAAAATTAAACCCCAAATTTCAAAAATATACTTTTAGTGGAACATATAATTTAAATGACGAAGAAATAAAAATTACAGATCAAGTTGATCATAATTATTTTACCGGTGATGCCGTTTACTACACACCAGAAAAAACAAAAGTAACAAATACTTTACCTGATGGAACAGTAGTCGTTCAGGAATTTATATCAAGCCAAATTTTTGATGAGGGATTATATTTTGTAAAAAGAATTGATGCTAATACAGTAAAATTTGCAAAAAGTCAATCTGATATAAACAGTGACAATTTTGTAAAAGTTAAGACTCCAGATGGTGTTGATAATGTAACCATTACATCAAATGATATCGAAAAGTATGAATTTAACGGTAAATTAATTGAATCACAAAAACTGTTTAGAGAAATTTCTACACCAGTCTCAGATGGACATATTCATAAAACAGTTCCCGGATACACTGGTATCTTAGTGAATGGAGTTGAGATTTTAAACTATAAATCAAAAAATGCAGTTTATCACGGAACACTTGATTCAGTTGATGTAGTAAGTTCAGGTGAAGATTATGATGTGATTAATCCACCTATTTTATCAATTACTGATAACGTAGGATCTGGAGCCACAGGAACTTGTGCGGTAAAAGGTTCCTTTAAAGAGATAAGAGTTTTAGACTCTGGATTTGATTATATTGAAGAACCAGTTATAAAGATTACTGGTGGTAACGGAAATAATGCAAATGCAGTTGCTAAATTAAATACAGTTCAACATGAAGTGATTTTTAATGGTGATGGTGTTGGATTAGGAACAATATTTGATTCTAGTGGAGCTGGGATAGGAACTACAGTTCCAAATGGTAAACCAGACTCAATAGGGTTTAGTACCTATCATAAGTTTAGAACAGGTGAGAGAGTCATATACGACCCTCTGGGAGGAGTTCCTGTATTAGGTTTATCTACAGATGCAACTTACTATGTTTCTAGTCAGAGTGAGTATTCAATCAAATTGCACCCCACATATGATGAGGCTGTAAGTGGAGTTGGCACTATATCTCTTACCAAGCCATTTGGTAATGGTGTTCAATCATTTAAATCACTTAACGGAAAAGCTATTCTTAGTTCTGTTGTATTAATTGATAAAGGGAGTGGTTACGAAAATAAACAAAAAACATGTAATTCGATTGGTATTAATACATCTTTAAACACAATAAACATAAAGAACCATGACTTTAAAACTGGTGAAATTGTAAGATACTCATTTGATGGCACAACAATAAATGGATTATCAACTTCATTAGATTACTATGTAACTGTTGTTGATGAAAACTCATTTAAATTGTCAAACGTGGGTGTTGGAACAACTGTTAAAAGTTTTTATTTTGATACAAAACAATATAATGATTTAAGAAGTGTAGGATTAGGAACTCATAAATTCAACTATCCACCAATTAATGTTGAAGTGATTGGAAGAGTTGGTATATCATCAATCGCTGGAAAAACATATGATGCTATTGTTCAACCAATAGTTAGAGGTGAAATCACTTCAATAAACCTAACAAATAATGGTGTTGGATATGGAGCATCTGAGATACTAAACTTTAATCGAAAACCAGAAGTAGATTTATACTCAGGAAAAGACGCTGTAATCATACCAGTTGTAGCAAATGGAAGGATAGTTGATGTAAGTGTTAGTTATGGTGGAACTGATTATAACTCACCACCCGACTTAGTTGTTTTAGGAATTGGATCTGATGCTAAACTCACTCCAGAGTTAAATTCTTCAGGAAATATAGTTTCTGTAAATATTCAAAGTGGAGGCATTGGGTATGGTGTATCAACTACTTTTGTTAGAGTTGATGCAGCTGGGAAGGGAGTCAAAGTTGAACCTGTCATACAAAAATGGACTGTCAATGAAGTTTCAAAAAATCTACTTAATTTAAATGATGATGATGTATTCATTAGTAAACCGGTAAACTCTGATTATGGATTGCAATGCTCTTATGCTTACGCTCCTAGAAATTTAAGAAAGATATCATATGCTTCCGATGCTGATGGAAACATATTATATGGTAAGAAAGATTTAAATTTAGTGAATGGTGTTGAATCGGATAATGATTCTCACTCTCCAATATTAGGATATGCGTATGATGGCAATCCAATATATGGCCCATTTGGATTTATTAATAAAACAGGTGGTAACATTGTTCAGTTATCATCAGGTTATGTTGATGAGTCAACTAAAAAAGCAAATAGACCTCCTACAAGTGTATTTCCTCCTGAGTTTTTTGTCGAAGATTTTACGTTCAAACCATCAAATGATGATACAGTTTTAGATCAAAATAATGGAAGATTTTGTGTAACACCTGAGTATCCAAATGGCACTTACGCATATTTTGCGACTTTTGATACAACTGCAGCTTCAGATGGTGTATTTAAAAATTTCAAAAAACCCAAATTCCCATACTTAATTGGAGAAAATTATAATTCAAAACCAAATAGATTTAATTATCTAAGATCTTCTAGTCAAGAATATTATGACCTAGAAAAATCTAATCATGTGAGGAATACTTATCCTTATTCTTTAAACAAAGATTTTAGTGGTTATGATTACTTTTTACAATCAAATAATTATGTTACTCAAGATTCAGTAATTGATTTTGCTGAAAGAGGTAATGTCACAAGAGTTGGTATCTTATCAGAAGGTATTAATTATCAAATAAATGATACCGTAGTTTTTGATGACAGCGTTGAATCCTATTTTAAAGCAACTGCAAAAGTAAGTAAAGTTTCTGGCCCAGATATATCCGAAGTAAGTTATTCAACATTAACAAGATCAAATATTGAATTTTACCCCGCAGGAAGAGGTTTATTTGTAGGTATCGCATCAACAAGTCTGCAATTAAAAAATAACACTCTTGTTAATGTAGGTGGTTTATCAACGACTGATGCTAATCTAAAAGGAACTTACAATATTGGCATCAGTACTGTTAAATTAGAATTAACACAGGATATTGAGGCTCCAAGTTCAACAGGCGATGATTTTATATCATTCTTTCCAGTGCGAGGTGATTTAAAATCAATAAGGGAAAATGATGTATTTAAAGTAGGTGTTGGTACTGAACAAATTAAAGTATTGAATGTAGATGAATTGTCAAAACGTATTAGAGTTTTGAGAAGACATAATAATACAACTGGAGTATCTCACACTGCGTCTGTAGTTTTAGAGGAATTACCTAGAAGTTTTTCATTTGACATTGGTGTATCAACAACTTATAGTGCAAGAAGAAATAGAGAGTATTATTTTAATCCAGCAGAAGCAGTGGGAATATCTACTCCAGCTGATGTTGCTGCAGTCGGTGTAGGAACAATAAGACAGATATCAAATCCCGGTGCTGGTAAGACACAAATATTCATACCATCAAGAGCAATATACTTACCAGATCATGGACTTGAAACTGGTGATATCGTAACATATCAACTAAACGCGACTAATGAAACAGCAATTAATGTAAAATTTCAACGTGCTGTCCCAGAGAACGACGAAACATTATTCCAAAATGCTCCATTATTTGTCGGTAAAATATCTAATGACTTTATTGGATTGTCCACTGTCAAAATTGGTATTGGTAGCACTGGTGGTTTTGTAGGTTTAGGTGCAACGATAAGTGATGTAGCAGGTCTTGGAACTCAAAGTTTAATATATTTTATGAATGTTGGTGTTGGAACTAACCATAGTTTAAAAACTCAATACCCAGTAATTACGGGTGAAATTAAAAGAAATCTAGTATCTGTTGTTGGAACTGCAACACATGGACTTCTTGATAATGACACTGTAGTGATAGATGCGAGCTCTGGTTTATCCACGACTGTAACTGTAAAATACAATGTGGCAAATAGAAAAGCAGTTTTTAATCCACTTTCATTCAATGATTCTGGTATAACATCTGCAACTTCATCTACAGGCATCCCAAACACTATCAATATAGCAGATCATGGATTAGTTACTGGTCAGAAAGTTATTCATACGTTCACTGGTTCTGAAAGTTCTTTAACTAATAACAAAGAATATTATGTTTATGTTATTGATAGTAATAAAATATCTTTAGTTGAAAATGGGTATGAAGTTACTAGATCAAAACCTGATTTTGTTAAAGTTGCAATAACAACTGCTGGAGTTTTATCACCAATAAATCCATCGGTGAAAATTTTTAGAGGATCAACTGTCAACTTTGATTTATCAGACTCTTCCTTATCATATATTCAAAATACATCAAGTCTCCCAGCTTTTACATTTAAGTTATATAAAGATAATTCATTTACAGAAGAGTATAATACAAATGGCACAAGTAACGTATTTGAAGTAACAAATACTGGAACTGTCGGAGTCACTGCAGATGCAAAATTAACTTTGAAAGTAAATAAGAATACTCCAAGTCTTTTATACTATAAATTAAATGCAATTGAAACAAATGAAAATAAGTTAGAAAATAAACAGATTGTCGTAGATAACGAAGTTGATTTAAATAATCAATTAATAGTTAAGGATAGTAAATTTAGCGGAACTTTTAAAATTACCTCAACAGGTTCTACTACATTTACATATGATTTAGATTCAATACCAGAAGCGTCTTCCTTTACATCTTCGGACTCAACACTTAAATATTCAACCATCTCTACCACAGCTTATGGTGGTGTGAAAGAAGTCTCTGTAATTGATGGTGGAGGTGGATATTTAGATGTTCCCGGTATCACCACTGTCACTTCAAATGTGGGTACAGGTGTTGTTCTGGAATCATTCAGTTCAAATATAGGAAAGGTCACAAAAACAACTTTAGATAATATTGGATTTGATTATCCATCCGACTTTACCTTAGAACCAGATTTAATATTCCCACAAGTTTTAAGAATAACACCATTAACAGGATTCAAATCTATAGGTATAACATCATTAGGCAAAGGATATATTCAGAATCCTAGTTTGGTTGTTTTAGATGGTGTAACTAAAAAACAAATCACTGATGTAGACTTAAGATATAGACCAGATGAATTGTTTGTTGAAATATTAAAAAACAGCGAATCCATGAACGCTGCCACTCCCACCATCATTCCTACAGGTAACTCAAATGGAATAAGGGTATCAAATTTAGTTTATGATAATGATGGCCAACACGTTACTGCAACAATTAAAAATGCGTTTAGTGGTGTTGTTGGATATTCGGGAACTTATATTGATCCTTTCCCATTTACAGTTGGTGATAAAGTTTTAGTAGAAAATGCAAGTGTTGGTGTTGGTTCAACTGCATCCGGATTTAATTCCTCTGGTTATGATTATGCAAGATTTGAAATTACTGAGGTAACTCCTAATTTTGGTGGCATTGGAACTGTAAAATATGATATGTCTAATTATTTGTCCCAAAATGTTGAATATCCCGGTGTTTTTGATACTGTAAATTCAGTGGCCACACTTATACCAGATAAATGGTTCCCACAATTTGATATTGAATTACAACCTAACAAATTTAGAGTTGGTGATGAGGTTGAAAGTTTTGATAGCACTGGCACACAAATAAAAGGAACAGTATTTGATTGGAATAACTCAAGTAAGTATCTTACAGTTGAAAGTAATAGAGAATTTGAAATTGATAAATTAATTCAACAAGTAAGATTTAGAGGAGAGAGAATAGGTGGAAAAACTTACGCATCACCCACTGGTGCAAAAGGTTTAATAAAAGAAATAATAAAATTTGAAGGTAAATACAACTTAGATTATTTTTCTACAGTTAAAGATGGGTTTGAGTATAATACTGGATTCCTAAATGATGAGTTGCAAAGAGTACACGATAATAATTATTATCATGCTTTCTCATATGCGATTAAATCGAAAGTTCAAATAAAAGAATGGGAGGATATAGTTAGTTCTCTTAATCACACAGCTGGTTTTAAAAAATTTAGTGATTTGCAAGTTGAATCAGATAAATTATCAACTTCATCCAGCAGATTATCTTCAATTGATCCTACAAAAAGTGTTGTAACAACTCTTGTAGATTTAATAAGTGTTCAAAGTTTAAATACCGTATATGATTTTGATTTAGCAACTGAAAATTATTTGCAGGGTGTTGATAAACCATTTTCAGACGAAATTAATTTTCACACAAGATTAATTACTGATTACTCTGAGTCTGTTTCAAACCGTGTTGTAAAAATTGATGATATAAGCAACATCTTTAACAATAATGCAAGATCGACACAATATGCTGATGTCTTCCGTAATGCGTTAACTGATGGAAGAACTCAGATGTTCTTTGCACTGGTATCTGATAGATTATTTACCGGTGAGAGACAAATTACCATTGTTAATACACTTCATGATACTGGTAGAGGTCAAACCATGCTTAACCAGTATGGTGACATGGAAACAGTTCTTGATTTGGGTAATTTTGATTATGTCATTGAAGGCAATGAATCGGTTCTCAGATATTATCCAAATAAATTTAAACTTAACAATTATAATGTTGTTTTATGGTCATATCAGCTAGATACACAAAAATTAGGAATATCAACTGACACTGTATCTTGTGGCAGTACAACTATTCCCGGAGCACCCACAAATCCAACCACAGGACTAAACGGATCATTAATAAGTATTGCGACAACAGCTGTTTCAATTGCTGGAGGAGCAGCAGGAACAGTATTTACACTTGGTGGTATTGGCACTAATATATCTGGTCATAGATCAGCAAAAGTGTTGGTAAGTGTTGAAGCTAAAGGTGGAACTTTAAATGGTAGTGTTGAATATGATCAAGTAAGTTTAATACATGATGGAACAAATGTTGGATTCCAAGAGTATGGGCAACTTACAATTCATTCTGTGGATGCGTATTCATCAACAAGTAATATTGGAACTTACTTCCCATTCATGGATGGAAATGATTTAGTCCTTTCATATACACCTGATGTCGGAATGACCACTGCTCATATTAGTGCTTTAGCGATTGGTATTGCAACAGAGGGATATATTGGAATAGGATCATATGATTTCTCCTACGCAGAGATGTCTGCTCAAACAACAGGTATATCCTCAAGTTCAACTCCCATACCAGTAGGTATCGCAAGTTATAGTAATGAGTATGATGCTGCTTACGTGATTGTTCAGATAGCAGATGTTTTAAATGGTAGTTATGAATTAACTGAAGTAGTGATGATTGATGACTACGACGGATCTGATCCAGAAAATGTCATGCTCACAGAATTTGGAAATGTAAAAGTTGGAACAGCTTTTGCAGGTTTGGGAACAATAAGTGCGAGAAGAACTGGCACAGATGATGATATAACTGAATTGACTTTTGTTCCAAATGCAGGTATTGGCGTTTCTATAACAACATTTATGAACGCATTGAGACCAGAGGAAAATACATCTTTATTACCCTCAGAGGCTACAAGAGAAGTTGGTGGAGAGGCGATAAAAGATCTCACAAATGCTTCACTTGAAAGTGGATTTGCGATTTACGAAGGTACTGAGGTGTCAATCAAGAGAAAATTTGCACTTGAGAATGATGGTAATCCTATTTTCAAAAAACCATATGACGGTTCAAGTTCTGAGATTATTGATTTAACAAATAATATTATTACTATTCCAAATCATTTCTTTACCACAGGTCAGAAAGTAAATTATTCAGCCGGTGCTGGAACATCAATTGGTATCAGCACTGCTCCATTTAGCATGCCTGAGTCAGTGTTTATTATTAAAAAAGGTGAGGATAAAGTTCAAGTTGCTCTAACTGCTGAAAATGCATTAAAGCAGATTGCACTTCCAATTGGATTATCCACTGTAGGTATTGGAACATCTCATACATTCACTGCCATAGACGCTAATCAAAAAGTTTTAGTTGCTATTGATAACGCAATACAATCTCCGATAGCTGGAACATCTGTCACAACAACCATAGACAGATCATATACGATAGGTGATGACGTAATACATTTTTCCGGTATTACATCTTTCTTTGGAGCAGATTATATACAAGTTGGATCTGGCACAACTTCAGAAATAATGAAAATTATTTCAGTTGGTATTGGAACAACTAATGCAATCAAAGTAAGAAGAGGATGGCTTGGAACAACTATAAGAGCAAGAGAGGGTGGTGCTTTAGTTGAAAAGATTAGAGGTAATTATAATATAGTTGAAAACGAAATTAATTTCATAGAGGCACCTCCGGGTAAAAATCCAATTAGTTCAACTACAAATCCACCTAGTGAAAGAGATTTTGTTGGCATAACAACATCATCTAGTTTCCAAGGAAGAGTATTTACTCGAACAGGGGTAACAGGTGGAACTGAGGAAACTTACACTGATAATTATTTGTTTGATGATCTAAGTCAAGGTTTTAATGGATTGACAAAAGATTTTGATTTAACTCATAGTGGTGGAACTGCAATCACTGGTGTTGCTACAAACAACGCATTAATATTAATTAACGGTGTATTGCAAGCTCCCGGTTCAAACGGAAACTTTACTTTATCAGAACCATCTGGAACCCAGTTATCATGGACAGGATCAGGTTTGGTCACAGCAACTAGAGATCCTAATGGCGCATCAATACCTGTTGGAGGTTTAATAGTTTCAGTTGGATCAACAAGAGGATTTGGTTATCAACCATTAGTTTCTGCTGGTGGAACTGTTGGTATTGGTACATCAACTGGTAAAGTTTTATTCGTATCAATTGGCAACTCTGGATCTGGTTATAGAGCAGGTATTCAAACTGTTGTCAATGTTGCTATTCAAACTGAAAGTTTTAGTGGTGCAGGAGTCTTTTCTATCGGAACAGCAGCAGTATCTGACGGACACGTAACCAGTGTTGCAATTACAACTGACAGAGTGTTCTATGTGCCTAGAGACATAACAAATGTTGGTTACACGTCCATTACAGGTCTTACAACTGTTACTACATCAACAGCACATAACTTATCTGTTGGTAATGAAATAGTATTATCTGGAATCGCATTTACTTGTGATTACGCCCCAGCTGTTGGAGTTCAAAGTGCAATCTATACTAATACTACAGGTATAATGACAGTAACAACATCTGCTGCTCATGGTTTATCAACAACTGGTAAGAGTAGTGATGTTTTATTAACTGGACTTGGGTTCACTTGTGCTTTAGATAATGGTAGTGCACTTCATTATTATCCTCGTGCAAACTCTGTCACTAATCCACATGGTGGTGATCCAATTTACTGTGGCACACCTGTTATTGGCGTTGCAAGTGCGACTCAGTTTACAATAAATGCTGGTATATCTACAGTTCCAACTTTCTATGTAACTGGTGGTAGTGCTCAACCGGTATTAATAGCACCTAGAGCAAATAATAACTCTGCAAGTAAACAAGATGTAGGATTTGATGGATCAACTGTTTTACGAGTTCTGAGTGCAACTGAATTTGAAGTTAACACTGGTATATCAACAAGACCACATAATTATGCGAGATGTGGTAAAGTCAATCAACTTATGAAAGTTGTGATTGATGATCCACTATCATATAGTGATATTCCATTAGTCTATAGTGAAAATAGTCCCGGTATAGGTGGAACAGAAGCAAGGGCTGATGTGGTTGTAAGTCAAGGATCTACGGTCGTTGATTTTAAAATTACTAATCTTGGATTTGGATATGGTGTAAATCAGATATTAACACTTCCATTAGCCGGAATTGATACATACTTCTCATCTGTCGGTATTCCAACTACGTCTAACGCTAATTTTGAAGAATTAGAATTAACCATCAATCAAGTTGATAGTGATCAGTTTACTGGTTGGGCAGTTGGACAACTACAAGTTCTAGACAACTTCTCCAATTTATTTGATGGATCAAGAAGAACATTCCCAATATCAGTTGGTGGTGATGCGTTGTCTATTCAATCAAGACCCGGATCTTTAGTAAAAGTTGAGGATACATTGTTTGTATTCATAAATGATATTCTACAAATACCCGGTGAATCATATTCATTCCCCGGTGGAGCTACGATAACATTTGATGAACCACCAAAAGCGGAAGATACACTTAAGATACTATTTTATAGAGGAACAGGTGGTGCTGATGTTGTTGACAGAGATGTCATTCAAACAGTAAAAGTTGGTGATACGCTTACATTAGGTTATCATGATACTTTAGATCAAAAAGATTGGTTACAAGAGAACGATAGAAGTGTTGTAGAAATAACATCATCTAATTCTGTTGACACTAACGTATATAATGGGCCTGGTGTTTTTGAGGACACTAGAGAGAAGAGACCAGTTAAGTGGACAAAACAAACTGAGGATCTGTTTATTGAGGGTAAAATTGTAAGTAAGAGTCGTGAACTATATGATGGAAGAATATTCCCAACTACAAATCTTATACAGTCTGTTGGTATTGGATCTACAGTTGTATATGTAAGTAATTTAAGACCATTTTTCAACGCTAAAAATGAAAACTTAGTTAATACAGATTTCCAAAAAGATATTGTTATATTCAATAACGCTGAAAGAGTCGCTGCTGCTGCAACTGCTGTTGTATCTGCTGCAGGAACAATTACATCAGTTGTAATATCTGATGGTGGTAAAGGATACACAAGTGCTCCAACTGTCACAATTCAAAATCCAGTTGGACTTGGAACAACTGCTCGTGCTGAGGCTACAGCGACTATTGCAAATGGTTCTGTATCTGCGATTACAGTTGGTGTTCAATCTGGAGTCGGATACACGGGAACTAATCCACCTGTTGTACTAATAGGTGCTCAACCAACTCTTACTGAGAGTAATACTGTTGTATCATTCACAGGTGACAGTGGTGTGATAAGTGGTATTGCAATAACAACAGTTGGTGGTATCACTCATCCTACAATACAACTAGATTTGGTCATTCCATATGATTCAGATTTAAGAAACTCTGATATAACACAAGGTGGAACAAATGCAATAACAGAATCTGCCATCGCAGCTGGTGATTATTTTGTAATTAAGAACTCAAATGTTGGTTCTGCAAGATCATCAATGGATTATGATGATGATAGCATCGTGGGTATTGGAACAACCTTTATAGATAATGTATATCGTGTTGCTGCTGTATCAGGTGTTACAACTGATGCGGTTGGATTTGGACAAACTGCGTTAACAAGAGTCATTGTCAGCGTTGCAAATACTGCCGGACTTGTCGGACTTGCAAATAGTTCCTACTACGGAGACTACAGTTTTGGAAGAATTGTCATGTCTGATCGTAATGTTTCTCGTGCTTATACAGTAAATACATCTAATGGTATTACTGGAATCGAGACTGGTGTTATATTAACAAGAAAGTCTTCCTTAAAAGTAGGAAGTTATACCACATAAATAACTAAAAAATTCTAAATAAATGTCTGCCATAATAACTGACCAGATAAGAATATTAAATGCGAAGAATTTTGTAGCTGGAGTATCTTCATCATCTAATTCTTATTATACTTTTGTCGGTTTGACTGAGCCGACAAAAATTCAAGCAACATGGAATAATAATCCCCCTGCGCCCATTGATAGTTTCAATGATCAGAATGATTATTATGACACAATGATTGCTTTAAAAAAAGTAACAGCAAGTGACGTAAAACAAGTCGTAAGAAAAAATAGTTGGACTTCAGGGACAACATTTGATTATTACAGACCAGATTATAGTATTAACAATCCACCAAAAAATGGACAAGGTACAACTTTATATAATGCGACTTATTATGTGGTTAACAGTGATTTTAGAGTTTACATTTGTTTAGAAAATGGTACTAATCCTGAGAACCCTGATGGTAAACCATCCCTTGATGAACCAACGTTTACGGATTTAGAACCAAAAGCTGCAGGATCAAGTGGAGATGGATATATCTGGAAATATCTTTACACGATAAAACCATCTGAGTTGGTTAAATTTGACTCTACTGAATATATGCCAGTTCCATCTGATTGGTCAACTGGTAGTGATAATTCTTCTGTCAGAGACAACGCGGTTGATGGTGGAATTAAAGTAGTTGTTATTCAAAATAGAGGTGTAGGATTAGGAACTGCAAATAGAACATACACAAGAGTCCCAATAAAAGGGGATGGAAGTGGAGCAGAGTGTACTGTAACAGTTAACGCTGATCAACAAGTCGGGTCTGTTGTGGTTACAAATCAGGGGTCTGGATACACATTTGGAACTGTTGATATCGTAGCTGGTGGTCTACCAAGACCAGATTCTTATCCTCAACTTGATGTTATTATTCCACCACAAGGTGGACATGGTAAGGACATTTATAAAGAACTAGGAGCATCTAATGCTTTAGTTTATTCACGTATTGAAAATGATCCAGAAAATCCTGACTTTATTACTGGAAATGAAATATCAAGGATAGGTATTATTGAAAATCCACAAGCATTTGGATCTTCATCTTTACTTACCTTAGATAAAGCTAGTGCAGCATATGCTTTAAGACTAACTGGCACTGGTTATAGTTCAGCAACTTTTACACCAGACTCAATCATTACACAAACAATTGGAACTGGTGTGACCGCAATTGGTAAGGTTCTTGGATATGATCAAGTTACTGGTGTTTTAAAATATTGGCAAGACCGTACTATGGCAGGTTTCACAACGGTTGGATTAGGAACCACTGCGCCCATACATGGATTTAATGCTGATAGATTTACTGCTGATATTTCTGATGGAGGTAATTTCAGCATTGTTCCTAATAATGGTTCTGACACATTAGCGATTCAAACATCATTTAGCGGTCTATCTACCTCAATAAATAATAAGACATATTACCTTGGTCAAACATTTACAAATGGTGTGTCAAACCCAGAGGTTAAAAAATACTCTGGTAATATAATATATGTTGATCATCGACCAGCCATCACCCGTTCTTCTAATCAAAAAGAAGATATTAAAGTTATATTGCAATTCTAATCACCCATGGCACAAACAACCAATCTAAATGTATCGCCATATTTTGACGATTTTAATGCAGATGACAATTATTATAAGGTATTGTTTAAACCCGGTCTTCCGGTTCAAGCAAGAGAACTAACAGGCTTACAATCAATATTACAAAATCAAATTTCAAAATTTGGTCAACATGTCTTCAAAGAGGGTGCAAAAGTCATACCCGGAAACACAACATACTTCACAGATTATTTTTGTGTAGAATTAAATAATGAATATCTTGGTATAACTGTAGAGTCTTATATTAATCAGTTATTAAATCGAAAAATAGTTGGATTAACATCTGGTGTTAGCGCGACTATAGTTAAAATTTTAAGTTCATCAGAATCAGAGAGAGATAATCTTACAATTTATATAAAATATGACTCATCAGGTGTGGCAAATGATAATTCAAAATTTATTGACGGAGAATTATTTGCTGCTGATGTTGATATAGTCTCAGGCCCTGAAAATAGTTCATTTATACCAACTGGTGAAGCATTTGCATCTGCTATTTCTACAAACGCAACCTCAACTGCTGCTTCATTTTCCGTATCCGAGGGAGTTTATTTTGTTAGAGGCACTTTCGTTAATGTCCCAACACAAACACTTTTACTAAGTCAATATTCAAACACTCCAACAGGTAGAATCGGATTAAGAATTTTAGAAGAAACAATAAATTCTGATGAGGATGAGAGTTTAACAGATAATTCAAAAGGTTTCAACAACTTCGCTGCTCCCGGTGCTGATCGTCTAAAAATTACCTGCAATTTATTTTTTAAGGGAATAGATGATTTAAATGATGATGATTTTGTTGAACTTGCATCTGTAAGAGATGGTGAATTAAGAAATAGACTTACATCTTCGGATTATAATTTACTTGATGATGAGTTAGCTCGAAGAACTTTTGCAGAATCTGGAGATTATACAACAAGACCTTTTTCAGTGAGTGTTAGAGAATCATTAAATGATCAACTTGGAAATAACGGTGTCTATAGTGAAGGTCAGTCAACAGAGGGTGGTGCAATTGCAAATGAAAATTTAGCACTATTTCAAGTATCATCAGGTAAGGCATTTGTAAGGGGTTATGAAATTGAAAAAACAAACTCAAGTTATCTGGATGTTTTAAAACCAAGAACCTCTAAAACATTAAAAGGCAAAAGAATAAATTATAATACTGGTGCGACTCTTAGATTGAATAATATAAAAGGATCACCAGAAGTTGGTATTGGAAATACGTTTGTTGTTAGTTTAAGGGATCAAAGACACATTGGATTACCAGTTAATTCTGGTATTGCAACTGGAAAGGAAATAGGTCTTGCTAGAGTTTATGATTTTGCATTAGAGTCTGGATCATACAATGCGACAAATGGAAATATTAATGAGTATGATGTTTCTTTGTATGATGTTCAAACATTCACTGAGGTTACTTTAAATACGAATCACACACTTTCAACTCCAGTTTTTGTTGAAGGTAAATTTAGTGGTGCTACAGGATTTTTAAGATCATCAGTATCTAATAGTACATCATTAACTTTGTATGAAACACAAGGTGATATCATACCTAATGAACCACTTATTTTCAATGGTATAGAAAATGGAAGAGTTGCATTAGCGATAACATCTTTTGGTGTATCCGACGTAAAATCACTTTTTGCTGGCCCCACATTAGGATTAGATGGAAATGTTGGAGCTGCACAAAGTTTTGTAAGTGATGTAGTGCAGAGAGATCAATTTATATTTGGAAATGCAGTTATAACAGAGGTTAATGGATCAACTGGTTTGAGCACAGTTACAAGTTCAAATTCTCAATTCCCCGGTAAACTTAAAGTAGGGAATTTATTGAGTTTTGGTGGTTTAGATAGTGATTTAAAATCTATAGTACGAGTTACTGAAGTAGGAACAAATAGTATTTCTGTGACAGGAGTTGCAACTGTTACTGGTGTTAATGAAGGTCAATTACCAAAACAAGGAACAACTGGTGTGACTACATCATCCACTGGTGGTAATTTCTTTAATGCATCTGATCTAACATTGATAACAACTCCAATTGAAAAATCTGATGATAATAGTTTGTTTACACAGTTACCAAAAGATAATATATCAGATGTTGACATATCAAACGCAACTTTAAATATAAGAAAAACATTTGATGTGACCATTGATGCATCTAATAATCAAATGAGTGCAGCTGTTTCTGCTGGAACTAATGAGACATTTTTACCTTTTGATGAAGAAAGATATTCATTAGTAAGAAAATACGATGGAGTAACTGAAGTTTTAACATCAGATAAATTTACATTTACTAATGGAAACGGATCGTTACAAATTAAAAATGTTGGATCTGATCTATCAGCTGATCAAGGAGCAACTTTAGTTGCCACACTCGCAAAAACAAATCCAAAAGCCAAAGTAAAAAGAAAACAGAGAGTAAACACCCTTAATATTACAAAATCAAGAATTGAAGGATCAGGGACAGGTGGAACCACTCTTAATGATGGATTGGAGTTTGGTAGTTTTCCTTTTGGAACTCGTGTACAAGACAAAAAAATATCATTAAACACTCCAGATGTTCTAAAAGTATTGGGTATATTTGAATCGACCAATACGAGTGATGCTTCTGCACCAAAAATTACTTTATCATCCATAAACAGTGCTGCTGGTAAAACAACAGATATGATAATTGGTGAAAAAGTTCGTGGAAATACAACTGGTGCAATAGGTATATACGCTGAAAGAATAAGTGATACACAAATATCCTTTGTTCCTTTAAATGAAACTGATTTGAAAGAAAATGAAACTGTTACATTCTTAGAATCAAATATTCAAGCTGTTGTTAATACGATTGATGTTCCTAGTAAAAATGTCACATTTAACTACAAATTTAACAGTGGACAAAATCTCTCTTTTTATGATTATGGATTTATACAAAGAGACAAAGATGCTGATCCCCCAAGTAAAAGATTAAAAGTATACTTTACAAATGCGTATTTTGAATCATCAGATGATGGTGATGTTACAATTAAAAATTCATACGATAGTTTTGATTACAATGATGATATTCAAACAGTTGATGGAGTAAGAAATACTGATGTTATTGACATAAGACCAAGAGTTTCAAATTACTCTGTATCTGAAAGCACTAGATCACCACTTGAATTTTTAGGAAGAACATTTAACTCATCAGGTAGTTCTGCTTCAAATGTTCTTGCTTCAGATGAGTCTATGCTTGTAGATTTTTCATTCTTCTTAGGGAGAGTAGATAAAATTTACTTAACAAAATATGGTTCATTAATTGTGTCTCAAGGAACACCGGGGGAAGATCCAGATAAACCAGTTCCGATTGACGATTCATTAGAAATAGCAGAGATAAAACTACCTGCATACTTATATGATGTATCCGATGCTAAATTATCCTTCTTAAAGCATAAAAGATATCGAATGAAAGATATCCGCAAACTAGAAGAAAGAATTAAAAATTTAGAATACTATACGTCACTATCATTATTAGAGACAACAACTGCAAATTTATTTGTTACTGATGAAAATGGATTAAATAAATTTAAATCTGGATTCTTTGTTGATAATTTTACGTCATTCACTCCACAAGAGGAATCAGTAAAGATTAAAAACAGTATTGATAGTTTCCAAAAAGAAGTTAGACCATCTCATTATACAAATGCCATAGATTTGCAGTTAGGGCCTGTTGAAGGACAAAATAATATATTTAATGGTGCAGATCCAGAGGGAACTAATATTAGAAAAACTGGTAATATAATCAGTCTAGATTATGATGAAACAGTATATTTAAGTCAACCATTTGGAACTAGATCTGAAAGTGTTACTCCATTTATACTTAATTTCTGGACTGGATCATTAGATTTAACTCCAGCATCTGATACTTGGGTTGATACCGTTAGATTAGATCCAAAAATTATTCCAACTGAGGGAAATTTTTCAAGTGTAGTTGCCGAGGCTGAGCAGAGAGGATTCGATCCTCAAACTGGTTTAACAGATACTGTTTGGGGTGGTTGGCAAACTGTTTGGACAGGAGTAGAGCAAACTTCTCACATTCACACTAGAAACAGGACTGTCATGGGAAGAAGGCGCGGTAGACGAGCTCTTTTCCTTGAAACACGAGAACAGGGTACAATAACAAGAACAGATGTAGGAACTTCTACCAGACAGGGAACAAGGGAATTAATTACAGAAACGTTTGATCAAGAATCTCTTGGAGATAGAACAATAAGTAAAGAAGCGATCACTATAATGAGATCGAGAAACATTACGTTTGAAGGTAAAGGTTTCAAACCACAATCAAAATTGTTTGCGTTTTTCGATGGTGTCAATGTAACTAAACATTGCTTCCCCAAACTTATTGAAATATCAATGAAGTCTGGTGTATTTCAAGTTGGAGAAACTGTAACAGGGACAATTCAAACAAACTTCACAGGAAATAGAACAAAAACCGTGAAGTTTAGAGTTGCAAATTCAAATCATAAAGAAGGGCCATTTAATGCACCAACAAGGGTATATGTTAAGAATCCATATACAACCAGCACAGCAGTTTCCGCGTTAGAAACATACTCAGGAACTCCCGGATTTGTTCAGTTAACTGGAGCATCTGCATCCATAATACCATCATCATATTCATCAACATCGACAACTTTAAACGTAGATTTAGTTTCATTAGCGGAGCAACCTCAAGGAGATTTCTTTGGTAACGTTGAAAGTGGAATGACCTTGAAAGGAGGGACATCGGGTGCTGAAGCTGAAGTAGCAGATGTAAGATTGATCTCCGATTATGCTTCCTCACTACAAGGAAGTTTCTTCATACCAGATCCTAATGTTGACGCGAATCCTAAATTTGAAACTGGTAAAAAGGAATTTGTTCTTATAGATGACGATCAAAACAGATCATCTGAGGCCACAACTTTTGCTACTGATACTTTTGAATCGTCTGGTATAATCGAGACTGTCCAAGAAAATATATTATCAGTTAGAAATGCAAAAGTTGAAACAGTAAGTGTCTCTGAATCAAGAGAGGCAAGAAGATCAGAGACAACTCGTGTTGATAGAACCATATCAAGAAGATTTCTTAGAATGGCAAGAAGATGCGATCCACTTGCTCAGTCTTTCTTTGTAAATGAAAATAGTGGTGTATTTTTAACAAGTTGTGAAGTTTATTTTGAAACTGTAGATGATGGAGGTATCCCTGTTCAACTTGACATAAGAACAATGAAATTGGGAACACCAACTCAAGAAGTTCTCCCATTTTCTCAAATTAATTTAGATCCTGATCAAATATCAACTTCTACGAACGGAACTGTTGCAACTAAATTTACTTTTAAATCACCAGTTTATCTGTCACCGGGAACTGAATATTGTATATGTATGCTATCCTCATCAGCTAAATATAGAGTCTTTATATCAAGGGTTGGTGAGAATGATTTAGTGACTGATGAGTTCGTTTCAAATCAACCTACTTTGGGGTCATTATTCAAGTCACAAAACGCATCAACATGGGAACCAAGTCAATGGGAAGATTTAAAGTTTGTTTTGAATAGAGCAGAATTTGTTTCTCAAGGAACTATTGAGATCTATAACCCCATATTATCTGAGGGTAACAAACAAATTCCAACATTGATGCCTGATTCTATAAATCCAATATCTAAAAAAATTAGAATTGGTATATCATCAGCATTTAGTGGTAAAGCAAATGATGTTCACCCAAATATTGGTAACACAATTTCTCAAGATAACTCAGAGGCAACTGGTAACTTAGTTGCAACTGCTGGTATCGCAACTGGAACATTGACTGTATCTAGAGTAGGTTTAGGATATACCCCCGCGAATGGAACTGCTGGTGGTAGTGGACAAACTGTTACAGGTGTGGCTCTTACAACAGTGACAGGTAGTGGTCGAGATGCAGAGGCAACAGTTGTTTATAATGAGGGATCTGTCGTTTCAGCAACAATCACTGGTGGTGGTGCAGGTTATTCAGTGGGTGATGTTTTAGGAATATCAACAGATTTGGGTATTAACGCAAGACTAACAGTTGCATCTATTGGTAGTACAAGTGAATTAGTTCTTGATAATGTTCAAGGTGAATTTGCAGTGGGTTCTGGAAACTTACTGTTCGCAGGTGCTGTGGCAGGTGTTACAAGTGCAATAACTGGTGCTGGTGGTGATACAGGTGCTTCAATTCCGACAAGTGGTATAACAACGGTGAGTGATGGTCTTCATATCCTTGTTAATCACAAAAATCATGGTATGCATCATATTAATGATAGAGTTACAATCTCTGGTGTTGAAGGTGATGTTACACCACAAAAACTTACTGTTTCATATGCTAACAATTCAACTGCTGCAATAACAGTCGATAGTGTTGGAATATTTACATCTTTTGAAAATGTTGCTGTGGCTGCAACGAATCCCGGTTACATTAAAATAAGAGATGAAATAATCAAGTATACAGGAACTTCTGGTAATACATTAACTGGGATTACAAGACAACAAGATTCAACTCTTGCAAAAAATTATATTGTCGGAGATTTAGTTACTAAGTATGAATTAAGTGGTGTTTCACTACGTAGAATTAATTTAACTCACAATTTTAGTGATGTCACAGATTCAAATCCATTTACACTTGACTCATATAAGGTAAAACTTGATATGGGTGCTAATGGTATTGGAAGGAGCACAACGACAGCAGCTAGTTTCCCACCACGTCTATTTTTAGATCAATCTAAATCTACAGGTGGTGTAAATATCAAGGCAACACAAAATATGCCTTTCCAATTAATTACACCAATAGTTCAGAATGTTACAGTTCCGGGAACAAATTTAAGTGCAACAATCAAAACTGTAAGTGGAACAAGTATTAATGATGGATCAGGATCTGGTGCCGATATACCATTTACAGTTCAAGAAGTTGAAGATGTGGCACTAAATGAAATAAATTACCTTAACTCGCCAAGAATAATCGCATCAAGAGTTAACGAAACCAATAACTCCAGTATCACAGTTCTCCCCGGTGATAGATCATTTAACATGAGTTTGAATTTAAATTCAGACAATACTTTATTATCACCCGTTATTGATACGGAAAGAATAACTGCAGTCTTGACATCAAACCGTATTGATAAACTTGTTTCAAACTTCGCTACTGATAGTCGTGTGGATACATTAGATGATGATCCTTCATCCACTCAGTATATTTCCAAAGAAAATATTCTAGAAACATCAGCAACATCAATTAAAATAATTGTTGATGCTCATGTGAATGATTATAGCGATGTGAGAGCATTTTACGCTATCTCTCAAACACCCGGAACTGATCCAATATTTGTTCCATTCCCCGGTTTTGAAAATTTAAATGAGAGGGGTCAAATTATTTCTGTTGAAAATAGTAATGGAAAACCTGATGTATTAGTTCCATCATCTCAAATAAGAGGATTTCATCCAGATGATCTTCAATATAAAGAGTTGACATTTACAGCAAATGATCTTCAAGCGTTTAAATCGTTTAGAATTAAATTTGTCATGACATCAACTAACCAGGCTTACGTTCCTAGAATCGCAAGTCTTAAAGTTATAGCTCTTGCGTAATGGAATTTATTAAAGTAAAAGATAATGAACATTTGATAAAAAATACTAAATCAAATTTCATTGTAAATACAAACAAATCTGAATATGATGAATACATCGCTCGTCGTAAACTTAAACAGAGTGAAAAACAAAAAGTTGAAAATATTGAAAGAGATATATCAACTCTAAGGAATGAAATCACTGAAATCAAAGACATGTTAAGGAGTCTGGTAAATGGCAACTAAAAAAATTACTTTTGATCCAGAGGCAGGAGTTGCATATCCATGCGATTTAATCATGAATGTCGGTGCTGATTTTAGTGCCACTTTTAATGTTGTTGATACATCAAACACTGGATTTAATTTTTCAACCACAAATTCAGTTGGATTGAATACTGTAAGTGGTTGGACGGGATCATCTCAGATGACAAAAAGCACAGCGATTGGATCAACTGCCTTTCCAGTGGCCACGTTTAGTGTAGGTATAGACACAACTCCATCAAGTGGATATGGTTTGACTATATCATTGGGATCAACTGCCACAAGAAGTATAAACGCAGGTAGATATGTGTATGATGTTTTAGTGGGATCAGGTATGACGGTGTATCGAATTGTAGACGGAAATATACTTGTTAGAGGTGGTGTATCTTCTGCACCCTAAATATTGACAGAGGTATAGTATAAATGGCTCAACCATCAAGTAGATCAACA